GGGGTTTAGGGGAAAGTAGGAAAAAATCTGCTTTATTTATTCATACTATTTAAAAGGATTAATGCTTACATTCAAACTAAACATGTACCTAATTGCATAGAAGTCAAATTTGATAAACTGATCAAAATCAAAATTAATAACTTGCGTTAAATCAAAATTCAAGACATCCTTGAATACCCGTAGACTTCCAAATCTAAAAACCCTGTCTCTAAATAAACCCTTCTTCCATAATCTTAAACTATCCTGATAACATTTAAGAAAAAAAGTAAAAAATTCAAAGAACTTAGGATCGTTGATGCCACCGATGCATAAATAAGAAAACATTCTAGAAAAACTAATTGCTTCGGATTTAACATCACTTTCAGGATAGAGCGCGTTTTCGAACCATTCCTTGGTAGTCCTTACTAACACGAGTCCATCGAATTGATATCCAATAAATTTCCGTTCCGATAGTTTCGTCGTGTGGATACTCTTTTCGTAATTCATTCGCAGACAAAAAACCTTTGTGTTCAGCTCACAGAACCGACGGAAGATAGACTCCCAGTGATATGTAATATTTACGAAAAAAGCACAATCATCGCCGAGTACAGCCAGGTCGTGGTAGGGTACGTTCATAAAGTTGAGGAGAGTATGTTGAGCGATGTAGTTGCAGGCGGAGTTCAACAGTAAGGTGAGAAAAGTGCCGGAGGGTATGCCACCTTGTTTTCGGAATAGGTAGCCGTCTGGTGTCATGATCGGAGTCATGATGAGGTAGTTTTCGAGCCATTTGACCACTTTCTTATCTTCTTGAGTTAGATCCAAGTAGTGTCTCAAAACTTTAAATGCTGATCTGATTAGAAATATAGCACGCATGCGATCCCATCCAGATATGTCAGTATTAATAAATGCCATATCTTGATTTGAATGCAAATATCTGTGCAATCGTTGTAAACTTTGATTTCCAGATAAAATGGGGGATACAGCTTTGAGTCGAAGGTAAAGCTTTTTAAAGTATCGCGCTTCCAAGATTTGTATTTCATATGGATATAAGATTATCATACGACTTTTGTTTTCGTGAACTGGGGATAAGTGTCCTCTTAAAGCCATTGTTGAAGGAATAGCCTGTTGACCAAGGCCATTACGGATACGCCAATCCATGTTTTTGGCGCGCTTTTTAGCTTCATAGGATACTTCGCCTTTTTTCTTTCCAGGAAAAGAAAATCCCGCTGAGGTGTTAGTTGGTAGAGCATTAACAGCTTCATCAAAATCAAGCTTAGTATAGCCATCGTTGATTTTGTCTCCAAATAGATATTTTCCAGCTGCTATCTGTGCGTTTTCATAACACACTTGAAGATGAAAAGATTGTTCAGGTGTCCAACCTTTAACAAACCCATCGTCAAAAGCATATGTCGGACGAGAAAAATGCAAAAAACGTGTATATGCATTGCCGAGAGTTGGTTTCTTCGTCTTACCGTGCAGGGTTTTGTAGTATGAGTAGTCGTATAGCTTCAGAGCTTGTCTAACCCAATAGTCAGTATTTTCGTAACCGCGTACAGAACCGTACTTATGTTGTGGATAATAGCCTAAAAACTTGAATGTGCCAGCACAACCAAGGGAGAGAAATTCGTGAGTGTTAATCTCAGCGAATTTAAGAACATCGTCCTCGAGAAATTCGAGAAGTTGTTCGCGAGTATGTTCCCCGTAGGGATAGGAATTTGTGACGTACATCACTAAAAAATAACTTAAGTGAAAAAGTTAGTATTAAAATTTTTGCTGAAGGCAAAAACCTAATTGGTG